ATTGTTTTGGGCAGACTCCACCCTTTTCCCCCGGAAGCTCCAGCACTGATAGCTGTATCTGGAATCCGTCTGACATCTGTCAGGGGTCCGTAGACCCGGTACTAAGTATGCAGTCCAGCCTCACGCTGAATCTGTCCCCCGCCCACTACTGTGGGATGCTATCCCCTCGCCAAGGTCTCCCTTTCGGGCTTCCGGTTGCCTGTTGTCAGTGGCACGACAGCGCAGGACATTGATTGGCTTGGTTTCACCTCGCGGCAGTTGGTTTTTTAGGTGTCCACTCACCATGAGCCAGAGTACGTCAGGCTTTACCACACGGTCAGCGGGAGCAGATATAGAAAAGATTGAGACTGTAGGCACAACATCTTGCGTTGCGTTGTGAAAATCAGGATAATTGCCCTTGTCGGGTTCTGATTTCTTTTGTTTCTGTATCTCAATCGGATTCAGGTATCTGCAAATACCACCGACAACTGAATTCTATACCACTTCTCCCTTAGCTTACAAGCCCCATCGATCGGGGCTTTTTTTTCAGTGAGCGATATGAGTCGTAACACTTAGCATATCTTCTATCCCAAGATCATGAAGTATATCTTCCAGCAGGGCCAGAGCAAGGTTCTCAGCGTCCGTCAGACCATCTGCGGCCACAGTCCTGCCGTTAAGCTCCGGGGACATCACCCTCACCCCAACGCCTTCTTCATCATCTATAAACTCAATTACCACCGTAGCCTTAGCCATTCTTGACCCTCCTGACGCCGACCTTGTACCGGAGTTCTTCACCAAAATCCTTGTGCAAGACCACACAGGACATTGACCTCTGCTGGTCGGTATTCACATACCCGTGCTTGGTGTGCCACGCATCGCCGGGCGGGAGAACATTCCACCTTTCGAAATTCATTCCGCCAACGTCCATAGAGAGCTTTGAGTGCAGGTGTCCGGTCCAACAGTACCTGAATGATGTCTCGCCCCACTCTTTTGGCAACGTGGCTGTGACGGCCTCATATAGCCTCTGAGGGTTGATTCCGTCCCCATGGTGGAGTGTTATCAAACAGTCCCCGAACCGGTGCCATATCAGGGGCGAATAGTTATCTTTTACCGTTACCCTCGGTTCATGCTCGTAGTAGCCCTTCAAAAGTTCATTCAGCAGCAAAGACACGTCTGGGTCGTGATTCCCTCGGACATTAATGATAATTACCTCACGGTGCTTCTGGAGCAGTCTGGTGATCATTCGCTTGTAGAGTTTGGCGGCCACCCGGACAACCCTGCCGAACCGCCCATCGGTATCCAACAGGTTCTTGGATGCCGGCGTCAAACTGGTCGTGTCGTTTGCGTGAAGAAAATCCCCAAGATTAATCAGGATTCCTGTCCCGGCGTTGATTGCCTGAGATGCCACCAGACGGTCTACCGCTGACGATAACATTTCCTCTGCGATGTCTGTGTCGTAGTCTTCGCCGGTTTCCTCTCCCCACGAATACATTCCCAGATGGTGGTCCCCGATCAAGTAGCATGATGCATAGTCATCATCGGCAGTCTTTGGCGGAGCAACCAGTTTGTGAACCCCCTTCATCTGCTCGGCGTATGCAGAAACAAACTCATCAATGAACTGCTCGATCTTTTGCTTTTCCGGTTCTTGGATATGCCACTGAGCAGTAATACCTCCTTCGGAGTTGTACATCGTGGAAACACGTTTCGTGGTGAATCCCGGCGCAACCGCGTGAGTCAAACCATTGTCAGGAGCGTACCCGGCCTTGGCAGCGCGGGCCTTCAACAGATTCATGGATTTCAATACGTTTGACGCATCCCTACCTATCTTCCGTGAGATTTCGGCGGCACCGAGGCCTTTATCCATTAGCTCTGCGATCTGTACCTGTAGGTCTGATCTTGCGTATTCTTTGTGGCTCATAATTTTTCCCCGTAGCGGTACTCAAGAATAAACTGGCAATAATGAATTGCCTTCCGAATGTCTTCAGCGCCGTTCTTTGACCGGTGCCGGGTAATGTACTTGATTACATTACCTTCAGCATACGGCATGTCGTTGTGCATAATGTAGTCGATTGGTTGGATTTTCATGTCGTTGTAATGGGATCCGCCTACCTGATAATCTGCTGATGACATCATTTTTCCCCAAGCCTGTCTTTGTGAAATTTTATACGCTCCTTGAAGTCAGCAAGCATATCTTCGTAGTCTTTTTTGTAATACTTTTTCAACTGCTTTTTCTGATCAAGCATGTCTTGTACAAAGTCTTTCCCGTAGTAGTTTTCCATCCACAGTGTATATGATTGTCCTGCGGTCCCGTACTTCATGCCGAAGTTGTTACACCCCGGACACTGGGGATGCACGTTGCATTCTTCAAGCGCCCAGAAACTACTGTGCCCCTTGGGGATGAAATGACCCCCGTGAACTTCTTTGTAGTGGTATTTCTGATCACAAGAAACGCAACGAACAAAGCCGTCATCGTCCGCCGCCGATATTCTCGCCAGCAACTGGATCGCATCAAGGCACTTGGACCGCAGGGTCTTTTTCATCTCAGGTTCATCTCCGCCCGCAGGGTAGCCTGTTTTGTGCGCCAAGTCTCGAAGCGCATCTTCATTACATCCAGTCTAAACTTCAATGACAAAGCCTTTTCAGTTGCTACCTTCAGCCCCTGAAGCAACTCGATATATTCTTCATCGGCGTATGCCTCACGCTCCTGAGCCGCAATTGATAGATTCTTATGATAGCCCTCATGACGCTGCATCAAGAGCGCCTTTTTGGATTTTTTGAACTCGGTCAGATGGACCCTCTCGGCCTCTGCCTGAGCGTATTCATCGGCCATGCTTTCTAATTCTTCGAAGTTGTTCATATGCCACCTCAACATGTGTTTTAACCATGTCACGAAGGTGCGCCGGAACCTTCTCCAGCGCCGCCCTCCGTTCCTCCCTACTCGTCAACTTTATGATCTGCTGTGCATACTGTCTCGGGCGCACCGATCACCTCCAATACCGTTTGATCATCGTTGACAAGTATTAAAGGCAAAACACCAAACCCTGTCTTCAATGAAACTACCGCGTACCTGACATTGTGAAGCCCAGCCAAGAACTCAGCTTCTTCCATCGCGTACAGGGGATCATCAAACGTGGTCATGCCGTGATCAATAATCACAAGCCACCCCGCATAAAAGCAATTAGATCAATCCCCATCGCATCACACAGCTTCTCGCAAAGACCAATCCTTGCATCCTTCAACGAACGCCACCGAGCAACCTGCTGCTTGTGAACACCGAGTTTTGCGGCCAGATCGACTGACCGCACCCCCGTGTCAATTTGCGCCTTCTTCAAGGCTTTCCCAAAATCAAACTTCATGATCCACCTCAGAACGGAATGTCTTCGTCAAACTCGTTACCCATAGGCGTTGGGTTTGGTGATGGTGCTGACTGACGTGCTGCCAACCTATCTGACATCTTACCCTTCATCAATGGTGCGTTTGGGTTGTCTGAATCGTTACGCCAAAGAGCGATATCCAGTTCCTCGCCCTCTTTGATGTCTCGATGCGCAATGACAGTGCCACGCGCAGCTGGGCCTTTAGGATTGTTGGTTCTTGGCTTCCAGAGTGAAACTTGTCCGCGATTGTCGTACTGAGTCATGATTTACTCCCATCATAGTTTTTTGAAATTTGCCAATATTGAAGCAGACTCAAGAACATCTTGAGATGCTTTTCGAACGTGTCTTCATTCCACAGGTGGACCAAGATAATCTCTGGGTTCTCCCGATCAATGAAGACTGACACCCTTTTCGGAGTGTCAAAATTTAACCCACAGGCATAGGCGGCCAGTTGCATGCCGTGTTCGTCAAACACCAGCTTTGCCGGATCCTTACCCTCAAGGTTATCTTTGGTTTTGAAATCAACCACCCACCCGTCAGGATGGTACAGGTCGATCTTGCCACCAAATCCAAACGGATGCGCAAAGGAATCCTCTGCCACCCAACCATCTTCCAGCCCGGTCAGGTCATCCAAGGCTTCCTTCACGGCACGGTACGGCCTGCTCTCAACCCCGGCAGAAAACCCTGACTCGATGTAAGCATGGATCTCTGTGCCCTTTGCAGCGGCATCAATAGCCTGCTGTCTTGAGTCAGCCTTTGCCCGCGCCATAAAGCTATCCAAGGATTCTCCTTCTCCACGGGGCAGGGTCAGCGCCGATAACAGTGCCTGATCAATCTTCCAGTTCTCGAGACCGGGCTTTGCAGCAACACCCATCACAGATGTCACAGACGGTACATAATTGCGTACACGGGCATCCCTGAGCGTAGTGTTACGCTCTTTGCCGTTCTTCCCAATGACTGTGTACTGGGGCTTGCCTTCTTGGTCATACCAGTGTGTAGATTCCTTGATCATGAATTACCTCCCAAGGCCCATGCAGGAAGCTGCGGCGCCTTCCAGTAAAACGCCTTGCCGTCAGCCTTGGCCTGATTCCAGCCATTACGGTCAGCAGGACGGTCAGTACGGCACTCAGCAAAGTTGGTCTCAAGGTTGTATAAGTATCGACCAATACCCCACTGGACACCAGCGCGTTTCATGGATGCAGACCTGCCGCCCTTGACGGCCTCGACCTGAGTTGGCTCGGCAGCATCATACTTCCATATCCACTCGTCACCGCACTTAATACCGATACCGCACTCAACAGCACCAGACTCGCACTCCATGAACCGGTTCATCCAGTTCTCAGGCCCGCAGACATCATCAAGACGCTGCATGATTGCGCGGTTGGTAATGTATGCCAGCACCATTGCCCATGGCTTCCCATTAGAGAACCCAGACCTCTGGACCCTCCACTCGATATCTTCTGCCGGGAAGTAATCTCTCAATTGATTAAGATTCATGAATTCCTCCCGTTGGCTTTCCACCACTTTTTGTTTTCAGACTCAATCTCGGATGCTTCGTACCCGCGACCGTAGCCGTCCTCAAACTCAGGGTGAGAACCCTGCGGACAGCCAAGACCACGATACCCGGCAAAGAATCCATCGCACCAGATGTCGGACCTGTTGCGCCCAAACACTGCGTTGACTTTATCTATCATTTCCATTTTTTGTCTCCCGTCATTGAATGGAACCTGAATTGTAAACCGATATGATTACCGATGCAACATCATTTGATGTCATTCTGTGGGGATGGTGATTTCCCCGGAAGGTATTGTTATCCTTGTTTTGCGGCTCTACTCCTCCCGTCACCAAGCCGTAGCCCCCTTCACTGGGGGCTTTTTATATCTGGAAGCATTGGGTTTACCAACTCCGATCTGAGCAAAGCGTAAATCTGTCGAAACGCCTGTCCGTGTGGCTTTCGGTAAGTTTTGTTAATCCACCTTACCAACGGGCCTTTTTTGTATTGGACGTGGTGCGCCACCTCATGAGAAACCGTTAGCCATAGTGACTGCTCCAGATTATCGCACCACCTGCCTCCGATCACATGACACTTTTCGAATGCCTTGTACTCGCGCTGGTAATGCCTGCCCTCTGCATGCTGCCAGTAGGATAAGTTGATTTGAATCACCCTCCTGTCGGCGTATGTCGCGCTTGCCCACTTCTTATCTACCACTCTGGTGATGGCTACCGCGTTTTCGATATCCAGCTTAGTGATCCCAAGTTCGTAATCCTTCTTTGCCAAATGCCTCATGCATTTGCGCACCATGATCTTGATTTGCTTCTCCATGTTACACCTCCCTCATGTAACGCTTCTCTTTGAGCGGAAGCTTTTTGTTGCCAAGCGATGGAGAGTAGAAGTGCATCCACTTTCTCCCTTCCTTATATATCCACCCGGAGACTTGTCCTCTGGCAGAGTGATACACCACTGGAATGAATCCTCTGTTGCGCACCTTTCTTACAGTTGGGTTTTTGATTATGTGTTTCATTTTATTCTCCCGTCTTGTTTTGTTATCCATCTCTTTATTGAGTTGGTGCAAGTATTATATCAAACGGGTTTTCGGAAATTTGCGTTTACCCCTATTTTTGTAGGATAAATCGGCCTGCAGCCCAGTGTTTCTCTGGGCGAAAAAAAAGCTTGACACCTATTTTTATAGAGTATTTCTTTCTAAAAGTGGGGAAAAATCAAGCTGCAGCCCAGTGTTTCCGGGGTCAAAATTTTTTTTAGTAGGTCCAGATCGCAGTTCTGGGGTCCATGTCAAGATGGATGAATCTGCCGCTACCCCTTGCTTTCAATGACTTTCAACTGGGATGACGCGAACTTCTTGTCTAGGAAATCAATCAATTCAGCGATCTCCTTGGTTGAGTATGCCGCATCGCTTGCCCTGATCAGCAAGAATGCCAGCTTGTCGTAAGGTCTCAGGTCGGCATAGAAAATATCGGGGATTTCAAAAGCCTCGTAGCTTTCTGCAAAATCTTCTTCATCTTCCATATCTAATAATATTCCCCAGACCTAATCATGTCAGTCAACTCGATGGCTCTGCCTTTGACTTGCGTTGCCCACCTGCTGTCTAAGAAGTGTTCGGCAGCCGCACCGAAATCCCCGGTACTCATAGACTGCAAAGCGTTTGTAAACTTCAGCAGCCTTGGCAGCCCAAGGTTGAACCCCAGAGAAATCATGGCATCTCTACGGGCTTCGTTGAGTTCAGAGAACCAAGAAAATGCACCGTCTAGCTCTTTAACCGTGCGGGATATATCGTTCTGGAGCATCAGGTTTATCTCATCGTCAGACAAGCCCAAACCTGTTTTCGAGATATTTCTACCAACGCCAATAGTTTCTAAATTTTCAGTATCTAGGTAAACATGCTTCTCTACGCCCTCATGCCGGCGCAGTAGCTCAATCAGCTTGTCCATTGGTATTGGAGGCTCCGAAATAAAAACTAATCACAGCAGAAACGAGGCCGCCCATGTAACCCAGCACAAGGTTGATAAGCTCCATCGAGTTCTGCTCGGGCGGCATAATAGTTATCATGGCGATGTAGGCGCAGAAAAACAGTACCATGATCACACCGATAAACTTAGCCGTCCAGTCGCGGGAGAAGTGCTTGCGAGCGTCCCGCTTGTCCTTGGTTTCCAAGGCGAATAAATCGACATCGAGTTCCTTCATCCGGGACTCAAATTCAAGTTCTGCTGTTTTTATGGCACTTAATTGGTCTGGAGTGACAGTCTGCATCGCCTGCTCGATGCTTGCAGGTGTAGGATCACAGCCAAGAACATCAGCAATAACCTTTCCTGCCATACCGCCAAGCGGCCCACCCATAGCACTTCCTATGGTTGGCGCTATACCACCAATCAAGTCTTTTAGTTTGCCGAATTTCATAGGATAGCCAATACAAGCATAGCCAGCGCAGCCCCACTTACAACCATGCCGATTTGCTCAACAGTGGCACCCTGCGCATACTTCCAGCAATACTCGCCAATCTTTTTAAATATACCCATGTCTTTATCCTTTCATAAAAAAAAATAAACGCTACTTACCACCCCAGTTCATCCAGATGCCGGTAGCCAAAGCAGCCAGCAGTGCAGTAGTAACCATCCGAGCTATAGTTTGGCCTACTGTGCGCTTTGTGTCGCGCCAAGTCTCCAGCAAAGACCGAAGCTCCTTGACATCACCGTAGGCTTCT